AAGTGCATGGACAAATTTCTCCAACATTACTAGTGACACAACAAATGCTGTGAATAATGTTCCGCCAATGATTGCAATTGCAAGTGATTCAATTATGTTTTTCATATCCTTTGTTTTACATTATTAATATCTTGAGTGTATCGTATCGATATTGTGAAACTCACAAGTGCAACCAACCATCGATGCCATTGCCTTCAGTGGTGAACTTGCCATCGTGGCGAGCGTTGATGAGATCACGAACTGCCATTTGAACGTTGCGCAATTCCTTCGCTGCATCGACGTTGCCGCAGTTGTGCGCGATGTTTGTCAATTTGCCGATGTTCTCGTAGAACTTGTAGATGTCGTTGTAGTAGTTCATGTTGCTGTTGTTTTGTTGTTGCTTACGTAATTAATATCCAACACGCTTCGTAGTAACGTTGTGAAAGTAGGAAAAGTTGAAAATAAAAAGGTGGGAGTGGGGTAAAAATATTGATTTGGTAAGTGGCTGGCTATCAGGCAGGTGGTGGTGGTACACCCTAGTCCAATATTTGCAATACGGGGAAAATGTGACATTAGCCCTATATAACCTATCCTTAGTAACACCCTATTGTCACGCTTTTAATATTGCCTCATTAGGAGTAACTATATACATGTACAAAACAATTATCATGGCTTATAAAAGAAAAGAATTTACGGCTCACGACGGAAACCCTAGAAGAAGGAATCGCAGTGTTATGCGTGGCGAACATAAAGACACGTACGTATACAAGGGTAAGAATGTTAGCGAAAGAATCGTTGATTTGGAAGATCGTATCAGCTTCATTAAAGAAGATATGGAGATGAACTCGCCTAACGGGCCAACTAAAGCGCAGCAAAGATCTTTAGCTAGGTTACAGAAGGATTTAGCGGCGCTGAGAGCGCAAAAAGCATCGAAAAAGTGAAAATATCGCCAAAATGCAAGGCGGCGGCTAAAAAAAAGTTCAAGGTTTGGCCATCGGCCTACGCCTCTGGGTGGGGAGTACGCTGTACCAGAGCCGGTGGGCCTGGAAAAATGAGTAAGAAATCTAAAAATAAAAAGTAATGCCATACAAAAGCGCAGCACAACGTAAAGCAGTTCACGCCTCTAAGGCAGAGCAGAAGGCTAAGAAGAAGGGTAAAGGCAAAAAGAAGAAGTAAAATGCCGGCTAAAAAGCCAGGGCAAACCTATAGGGGCGTTCTTAAAGCCCGCATATCTAAAATATACGGCGGAGACGTTACTATAGCTAAGTGCAAAAAGCTCAAAGCACGCAAAGGAGCCACAGCTAGAGACAAGCAGCTGTGTAATTGGTTTATAAACATGCAGAAAAACAGGTAACTATGCCAGCAAAGTGCAAATCAAAGAAAGGAGGCCTGCGTAAAGCCGCTCCAAAAGCCAAAGGATATGGCAAAAAAGGCAAGAAGTAAGGCCAAAGGCGGCGGAACGAAGAAAGTTTGCCTGCCCGCAGCGAAAGTTCGCAGCATGTCTAAGGCAGAACGTGACAAAGTTGTGCGTGCCAAGCGGGCTGCGGCTAAATCTGGCAAGCGAGTCCGCTCTTCTAAGAGCAATGTTAAGGGAGCTAGGAAGAAAGGCGCTACATTGCGCGACTGGTTCCAAAAAGAAAACTGGGTACAAGTAAACAACCCAAGCAAAAAGTGTGGTGAGTAACCACGAAACAACAAACAATTAAGAAAACATGGGAAAATTTTTATACGTAAGAGACAACGTTGGCACTGCAGCGACGACTGGATTCATCACAGGTGAAAGCTCGTTGCCGGCGTTCTCACTGACTTCTGTAGCTACTGGGACAGCAGCCAATGACTTGTCAGTTGATATCGTTTTAGGTGGCGCGCTTGATATAGCCTATGCAAATAATACGATCACTATAACCGTAGTGAGCGGTGTCACTGATGCAGGTGACATTGATGCAGCTTGGAGCACATCGGTAGCGGCTCCTATAGCTACTTTTTTCGTTCAAGGAGCGTCAGTAGCCTTCAATGCAGCGAGCTCAACCAACTTTACCGGCGGTTTAGACGAAAAGAGACTCGGATTCAATGTTGATCACTTGAAGCAGATCCAAGCCCAAGACGACTCTGAAATCAAACTCATTATCGCCGAAGATCACCAGTCTGGCGTCGCTAACCCGGCTGACACTACCGAGGTCGTGCTGAACATTTCAGCAAATGAGCATGCTCAGGTTATCGCAAAGATCGCAGAATTCGTCAACGCACCAAGACTTAACTTCGCTACTTTAGCTGACGATGTCCAAGGTGGCTTTTTGACTCCTCAAATTTTAGGTGTAAAATCCATCACCTACTAAGTGATATTTATTATGGCTCACGGGTAAACCGCCCGTGGGCTATAAAAACTTAATTTATAACCCATGACCTACTACTACTACAAAACCAGTACATCATCAACCGAACCGAGGATTACTGAGGACAAGATCGCTGAGTGGGAACACTTAGCAAACAAAAAGAACTGGCGTATAACACAACTGCCTAACGGTTATTATCAAACAGAAGTGGTTTCAAGAGCAAACGCCGACCACTGGCACGATATAACACGGCGCGAGACTGTTGAAGGCGCTGAAGCCGCGATTGACGGTAGCATCGAACACTTCGCAAAGAAACTCGACTACGTGAAAGGCCCGAAGGTTATCAAGACTTTCTAACATGCCATTTAAACGCAAGGGTCCTAAGCGCTACGGCGAAAGATCCACAAGGCAAATAAACAAGGATATACGAGAAGAGCGTAGGTCTTTAAAAGAAGGTGGAGGCACTAGAGCTGAAGTCAAAGAATACAACAAATACCAACGGATGCGCAAGAAACAAATACGCGCTGAAGTTAAACGCAGAAAGTAACTGCACTCCAATTTAATTTAATTTATTATAATACCACAGATGGAATACAATTTACCAAGTCAATTGGTCAAGAACTTGGACTTCGGCGATGATGCCCAGGCGCGTATCGTTGCCGGAGTCACCAAGCTTGCTAAAGCCGTTAAATCAACCCTCGGCGCTTCGGGTAAGTGCGTTATATACGAGGATGGGCGAGGCAAACCGGTCATTACAAAAGATGGTGTAACCGTTGCAGAGAGCGTAGTCTTGTATGATCCGGTCGAAAACATGGGCGCGACCTTAATTAAGGAGGCGGCTCAACGCACAGTTAAGGAAGCAGGAGACGGAACAACCACGGCTACAGTACTGGCCGAAGCTCTCATCAAAGAAATTTCCGAAGCGATCAATGGAGGTGTAAGTATCCGCGATGTTAAGGACGGGGTTAACAACGCCCTGTCTGAGGTCATTGATTACCTCGAAGCTATTGCAGTCGAAGTTGATGGAGACATGTTAAAAGCAGTTTCAGCGATTAGCTGTAACAACGATAAGGAGCTTGGAGCTATTATCGCAGAAGCCTACGAGAAGGTAGGTAAACACGGTGTCGTCCTCATGGAGACTAGTGAGACAGAAGATACTTACGTAGACATCGTAGACGGAGCGCAGATAGACTGCGGCCTTACATCCCCACACTTTGTTACTAATACTGAAAAGCACTTAGCTGAGCTAGAACACCCGTATGTGCTGTGCTGCTCATCTGAGATTCCTAACATCCGAAAGATACAGAGTATCCTTGAGTTTGTTGTTAAAGGGAACAAGTCATTACTTATTGTAGCGCCGGTGTCTCAGCAAGTAAAGAGTGCCCTGCTCATGAACAAGGTAAAAGGTAACATTAAGGTCAACATCATCGAACCTCCAGGGTTTGGGCCGACTAGGACAGATGCTATGGAAGACTTAGCTATCTTGACTGGTGCTACAGTACTCAACGAGGAGCTTGGCGACGACTTAGATCTTATGTCAGTTGAACACTTAGGAAGAGCCGTATCAGCGGTTACTGACGACAAAACAACAGTGCTCACGCTCGAAGACATGACACCCGAACTTGAAGGGCGTATAGACGAGCTTAACGGTAAAATTGCAAACGAGAAAAATGGATTCATTAAGACAAAACTCGAGCAGCGATTGGCTACTCTTTCTGGTAGCGTTGGGGTTGTTCGCGTTGGTGCTGGCTCCAAGGTTGCTTTAAAAGAAAAGAAGGATAGGGTTGAAGATGCGATATACGCTACTAAAGCTGCACTTAAAGAAGGTATCGTACCTGGCGGCGGCGTGGCTTTGCTTAACGCTTCAAAAGAGCTTACTGTACGCAATGCAGGTATGGAGATTTTATGCTCAGCTATGAGAGCTCCGTTCAATACCATCATGAGCAACGCAGGTAGGAGTTTAGATGGTTTACCCGATACCCGTGGGATCGGAGTGAACGTGGTGACAGGCGAGGAGGTTGACATGGTTACAGATGGCATCGTAGATCCAGTGCTAGTTACTAAGACGGCCCTGAAGAACGCCGTAAGTGTAGCATTGACTATCATGTCTGCAGACTGTGTAATCTCAAATATCAGAGTCGATGAAAGCGATAAATGATTACGTATTAATTAAAGCAGTGAAGCAGGCTCCCAAGAAAGTTGGGGGCTTGCTTATCACTGATCATACGGATACAGAGGGCCGCTACGTAAATGGAGAGGTTGTATCTATATCAGAAGGATTTGAATATGTAAAGGATGGTGATATTGTCTGGTACGATCGTCATGCTGGTCACAGCATTACTTATGACGGCGATCTATATAGAGTTATTCGAATAAGAGACATTGCGATGGTCGATGACTGTTGACGATATCAAAGAGGCTCAGTTGTTCAAGTATTACAGACTCGTTCGCAAATGGGCTTGTAAGCAGAACAATCTTAAGGATGCTGACCTCGAGCTATTAATATATCTGAGCTCTTTAGAGCGCTTTACACGCGACGATTTTATCAACGGCGTATATGCGTACTCTTGGGATAAGCAGAGATGGGAGAGACTGCGTAAGGATGGCTGGATAGACGTGTGGAGACATCGTAACCGAACCACGATCATGTACTCTATTTACAAAACATCCTTTAAGTGTAATCTTCTAATAAGTAGGATCTACCGCATTTTACTCGGTGAAGAGGATATACCTATGACCGAGTCAAACGTGTTCTATAAGAACGAGTCCTACACAGATAAGGTAATGAACAAAGCGATCGATGATATGATCAAAGATCCAAAAAGATAACAATATGCCATTCCCAAGAAAAAACAAAGCAAAGAAGCTGGCCGCTAAAGCATACAAGTTGGAAAACAAAATGGAGCAGCAAATGGATAAGGGTATGAAGTTCCGCTCTTCTCTCTCTTCTAGTAGACTGCAACGCGTCGAGAACAGGATGCGTAAAAAAGGCGGTTGCTGTAATGGTTAAGGGTTTAGTCGGAACCTTGTTCGGTAAAGTATTAGAGAATGCCGACGAAATCCTCGACGCCGTTATCACAACGGATAAAGAACGTGAAGAAGCTAAGTTATCAATTAAGAAAGTATTACTCGACGCCGAAAAAGAAGCTTTCGAAAAAGAAGTCGAGGATCGAATCAGCGCTAGAAATCTTTACCAAGACGACGCTATTATTCAGAAAATTCTCGCGACGCTATTTACAGTAGCTTACTTTGCTCTCACATACGTCATGTTCCAGTACTTTGTTCAAAACTCTATTGATCTGAGCGATTATGAGATCGGTTTTATCTCAACAGTATTCGGAGCCATGAGCGCTAAGGTAAATACCATCGTAGACTTTTTCTTCGGTGGGTCAACAAAGAAAAACAATTAATTTTATTTTATATGTCTGAAACAATTGACTTAAATCCCCGAGCCGAGAAGATCTCTGACGAGCACTTGGCCGAGTTGCAAGAGGTGGTGAACAACATCAATGCCATCCAGTTTGAAATTGGTAAGGTTGAAACAACTAAACACCAGTTGCTCCACCGCTTAGCAGGCGAGCAAGACAAGGTGACTCTTTTGCAACAAACCCTTGATGACACGTACGGAACATACGACGTGAACCTCAAGGACGGAACCATCAACTGGCCTGATGAATAATGGTGTAATCAGGAAGATCACAATAGGTAAAGACTACAAGACCGATTCGATGCATTACTCAATAGGTCAAAGCGTCTATGGCGGACACACTATTTGTGATATTATAGAGGAAGACGACAAGTACTCTATATACATCAAGAAAGAAGATATGGTGCTTCCGTGGAAAGACTTTAACAAGAATATGGCTATATCAGTTGAGTACAATTTGGAGTACTGATGAGAGGCCTTTTTAACTACATAGTGTCTCCTATTGGAGACAGGTACAATAATAAGGTCCAGGTTGCGGAAGGCAAGGACCTTATTATTAATACCGAGATATCAAACCATGAGTACGTCAACCGTGTAGCTGAAGTAGTTCAAGTACCAATAGGTGTTGCTACACCTATAAGGAAGGGACAAGAGGTCCTGGTGCATCACCAAGTGTTTAGACGCTGGTACGATGTTAAAGGCAAAGAGCGAAACTCTAGAGCCTGGGCTAATGAAGATAAGTATCTTGTAGAGCAAGATCAAGTCTTCCTTTACAGAAACCCAGGTGAAGATTGGAGTCCTATGCCAGGCTACTGCTTCGTTCAACCTATAGAGAATGATGATAGGTTCTCGTTAGACGCTGAGAAACCTCTAGTCGGTGTGATTCGTTATTCTGGTATACCACTTATGGTCGGTAAGCTTGTTGGCTTTTCACCGGGCGACGAGTTTGAATTCATTGTGGATGGAGTTAGGCTTTACAGGGTTATGGATAAATACATTAATATTGAATATGAATATCAAGGAGACGAAAAAGCGTATAATCCAAGCTGGGCATAAAGCCGTTGAGGAATTAATTAAGGTAGCTAAAGAAGCTATTGTTGATTCTGACGACGACATCTCAGCCGATAGGCTTAAGAACGCTGCGGCGACTAAGAAGCTTGCTATCTTCGATGCATTTGAAATACTGAACCGCATCCAAGAAGAAGAGGCTATCCTTGAGGAAAAAGAGAAACCACCTACAGATAAACCTAAGTTTAAAGGCTTTGCTGAAGGTAGATCTAAGTAATGTACAAACAGAGCTTATATAAAGTTGTCCAACCTATAAGATCAAACACCCTACACCGGCTCAATAAAAGCAAGAGCTGGGCTTACGGTTACAACAAAGAAAATGACATTGTTGTTGTATCTAAGACTGGACAGATCGGAGAGGTGCTAGAGATACAGGGCTTGAAGATAGCCTTGCCTTTAGCACCTAAAACCGTTTACACCCGTAGCAAGAAGAAGTCGGAACAAAAGTGGGAGCAGTTTCCAGAAAACCCAGATTTTAAGAAGATTAAGACAGTATTCGATTGGAACGAATATCCTGAAGAGTTTAAAGAAAAACACTACGCATATATCGATGAAGAATTTAGACGTAGAGAAGAAGGGTTTTGGTTTAGCAACAATGGTGTCGCCACTTGGATACCTGGGTCTTACTATATGTATCTCCAGTGGAGCAAGATCGATGTCGGCGCTCCTGACTTCCGCGAAGCGAACAGGCTCTTCTTTATATTCTGGGAAGCTTGCAAAGCAGATAAAAGAAGCTACGGCATGTGCTATCTCAAGAATAGACGATCGGGCTTCTCGTTCATGAGCTCGGCTGAAACCGTTAATTTAGCTACTCTTGCAAGTGATTCTAGATTTGGTATACTGTCTAAATCCGGTGGTGACGCAAAGAAGATGTTCACGGATAAGGTAGTGCCAATAA